TAGTGCGTGAAATCATTTGAATCAACAATAACTCAGCTTACTTGCTTGCTGTTCAGTGCGGAAAACTGGACGGCACCTACATAAGACGCGCAATTAAACTGGCCACCAGATTGCATGCAGGAACATGTGCGCTGTGGTAACATAATCAAACATGGTTGCAAAAACTATAATCGTTTTTCTGATAACAACTGTGTTTAGGAGCCTGACATTTAGTTGGGCTCTTTTTAGTAAAGTAAATAGTGTGTATTGCAACTCAAATAATACTAAATATAGTATGATATTAAATTGTATTGTTGAATAACGGGATCGCCATCTTATGAGACAACAATACATAAGCCTGGCTGTCGTCAGGCTTTTTTAGTACATACGATTAGGAGGTAGCACAATGCAAAAAAGCTTTAATTATCAAGATGGTTTTGGTGAGGAACTAAGCCTGGCAATTAATCCATCAAGTGGTTTCTTATTGGCTACCGATGATGTTGGTGGAGACAGTGTAGTAATGTCAATTAGCTTTGATGAGTTGAGACGGCTAGCTAAGCTGATCGATGACGAGGTACCTCATGGTAAAGTTGATTAAAACCAAATACGGCTACGTCACGCCACAAGAAGCGGAGATGGATGCCCACTTAGATAAATGGTGTAAAGACAAGCGTCGTGCAAAAAAGCATGGCGCTTTTAGTTTGGAAAAGAAACGGAGAAAGCAACATACCAAGGACAAGAAGATGCCGCTATCCTAACTGCCATGCGATGGTCACTTTCCCTGACCACTATTGTCAGCAGCACTATGAGTATGAAGCTGAGTACTTGGCTAGTCGGCAACGTTGGGCACGTAGCAATGACAAACAGTACACGCACAAGTGCAACGCGGTTACACGTTATCGTAATGAGGATAAGCGTCAGCAATACAACTTCTATCGGACAAGGCAATGGTCACATCTAAGGCAACGAGTCCTAGAGCGTGACCATTACTTATGTGCTTACTGTAAAGCTCAAGGCGCTGTCACACCAGCTATGACAGTTACTCAAGGGATTGAGTGGAAACGCAGCTAATAAATAAGGCTGTTAAAGACTGTTGCTGATAGATGTATTCTCAGTCTATTAATTAGTGCAGGGCAAAGCGGTGGACGCTTACTTGTTTCATAAACAAGAATGGTACTGGTTCGATTCCAGTCTCTGCAATTCTAGTCTAGCCAAGCGCTAGGCTTTTTTGTTGTCTTTAATTATGGAGGGATTAACATGCTAGTTTATCATGACGGCTTTGGTGAGACGGCCAAGCTCAGTATCAACAAGACACATGGCTTACTGGTTACAACTGATACAGTGAGTGGCGACACAGTTACTATGCAGATTAGACGCTCAGACTTAGCCAAGTTGTTAGAGTTCCTGACTACAGAGCTATCAGCCACTGAGAAGGGAGCTGACTTGCTGTGAATGAGAACTCTACGCATATACTCATGAGAAAGTTAGACAGTAATCACTTCAAGATTGAAATTGGTGGCAACCTGACCTATGAAGAACTGACTTGGTTTATTGGTCAACTTGCAGATAAGACAGCTTTATCATGGTCAAAGACATCAGGCTCGAACTATGCAGACTCATTGCAAGCCGTACTCTTAACCGTGCGTGCTAATCAATTACAAGAACACAACAACAGCAAAGGAGCTGACAAGTAATGAACCTTAAAGCAATTACAGCAGAGAATGTAGATGACGTACTTGGTGAAGTGAAGGAGAGCTATGCACAGATTAGTGGCAGCCCGCTCAAGCTAGATTCACTATCATTCCACAAGAGAGCCTATGACGTTATGACTGATGAAGACTGGGATAAAGTAAACAAGGAAGTAGCAGATGTGGCGTTAGACTTCACTACCAAGTATTTACTATTTAGTTCAACCAAACCAATGCTGAGCCGGTTCAAAGTGTTACAGATTGCTGAAGCGTTCTATAACGCTAATTACCCTGTAAACTATGATTACACGAATGACGGTACAGATAACAACATTAATGTGTATGTAGACTTATGCCGGTGATGTTATGAGAATGAAAGTCTGTCGCATGTCAGGTTGTAATGAGCTGGTGAGTTATGAGCAAGAGAATCCTTTCTGTGCTAAGCACGCTAGTTGTTACAAGCCTAGACCTTATCAGCACTACAACAAGTGGGAACGCAAGCAACTCAGCAACGATTACAACCACAACTATCGTGACAAGGAAGCCAATGCTTTCTATCACAGTGTGGCATGGCGCAAGCTTAGCAGAGTTGCTAAAGAGAGAGCGTACATGACATGTGAATGCTGTGGCCATACTGCTCTTGGTAAAGGAAAGCTAGTTGTAGACCATATCACACCAAGACGGATAGACAAGCGCAAGCAATTAGACAGCAACAATCTCTGGGTGCTCTGCTATAGTTGCCACTATTGGAAAGGACAGCTTGAGCAAGACATTTATGAAGACGGAGATGAAAATTTTATTTCAAATTTAGATGTTGCGACTCAGTGGAACAAAGAGAGCTGCAGAGAGTGGATTTTAGCACACAAGCACTGAAAAACACCCCCCGCCTATGAAGCTCAGGGAGAGCTCACACAAGCACTCTCAAAAACAAACAAAACTGCGAAAATTAAAAGGTTGATCAAGGTGGTGATACTAGTGAATGAAAAACATGCAGGAAGAAAGCGCAAAGTCACTCATGACGGTGATTATCATAAAGAGATTCATGAAGAAGATAAGAAAATTTCAAAAATTCAAAGCGGGCTTGATGATATTCAATTGACACCCCCGCGCCACTTAAGCGGGTATGGAAGGGCGCTGTGGAAAGTCTTAGCACCTGAACTGAGAAAATTGAACAAAGTGAAGCAGTTAGACCGTACCAGTTTAGAGTTATTTTGCTCTGAATATGGGCACTATCGGAGTGCTGAAGAGAAGCTTGAAGAATACGGTGAGTATATCTCTAATGATGACGGCATACCCGTAAAACGTTCACCAGCACTTGTGACGGTTGAAACTGCTGCAAGGACTATGAAGAGCCTAGGCGCTGACTTAGGGCTCTCATTTAACGCACGGAGTGGACAGGTACTTGCAGAAACTCATGATGATGAAGACGACAGTGCCAAAAGCACCCCGTTGAAGGTGGTGAAGTTCAGTGTCTGATTATGTTGGAGTGGAAGACATCAAACAAGCCGTTGCTGAAGAAGAGCCTAAATACAAGGCACTGCTGTCAGACTATCCTGACGCAGCCACACAGTACGCTTATGACGTGCTCTTCACGGATACATACATAACTGGGCAAGACACTCAGCTTGGCTGTATTCGCCACCTGAACGATTTATTGCGTCAGGGTGATGAAGACTTCCCTTATATCTATAATCTGGACATGGTGAACGCAATTGAATACTTTGCCCGTACCATTCCTGACCCTACAGATATTCATACGCTAATCAACCCTATGCCGTGGCAGTCTTTCATTTTAGATAACTTAATTGGCTGGCGTGATCCTGTGCATAAAGGTAGCAGATTCCATACTGGAATTGTTTCAATCGCACGGCAACAAGGGAAGACTTGGCTCGCTTCAATCTTGGTCAATTTCAGTTATTTCGTGATTGGCCTACAGGCCAGCTCTCAAGATTTTCTTGTAGCAAGCTATGACAATGAACACGCTAAAAAGCTTTTTGATTACGTTTCTTTGCAAGCTCAAGTAATTCTCAAGTCACCTGACTTCAAAGAAGACGCTGCAAAGCAAGGCGTTGAAGCTCAAACACGTCAGGTAATTGGCCATAAGAACAAGAACACTATTCGTATTGGTTCAGCACAGGCAGGGGGATTCGATAGCTACCACAACCTAATTGCTGTGTTTGATGAAATTGGAAACTTGCAGCCTAAGATGAACGAAAGTGTTAACCAGATTATTTCAGGACAGTCAAAAATCAGTAACCGTCTTTTTCTTGAAATTTCAACCGCTTATCCTAATGTCAAAGTCAAATTCAAGAATGATCAGGACGTTATGCGCAAAATAATGCGACAGGACAGCCTGAGAGACGCTGAAGATACTTTCATGATGATTTATAGTCAAGACAATGATAGTGAAGTCTTCAGTCCTGAGCTCTGGGAGAAGTCAAACCCGTTGCTGGGACACCCTGAACTTAAAGACCAGTTGTTAGACGGCCTTATCAAGCTTAGAGATAAGCAAGAGCGTGAAGGTGAGCTTGCTTCATTCGTGAACAAGTCGCTTAACGTATGGAGTCGCCGCTTTCAAAATAGCTTCATCTCTCTTGAGAATATCAAGAACAATCTTATTGACGGCTTTGACGTTGACAATCGTGAAGTATACGTTGGTTTTGACGCAAGCCAGACCAATGATAATACGTCTTTTGGATTGATTTACCCTTACCAGGTAGGAAAGAGCAACCGGTTCTACGCTCAGCAGTATAGCTTCATTCCATTTGCGGCCGCTAAGTCCATTGGTGCTAAAGAAAAACAGGACGGGTTAAATTATCGGCAACTTGCTGAACGTCATCTCTGCGAAATCACTAGAAACCCTGCTGGGACGATTAACCAGCAACAGGTTTACCAATGGCTGGTAGATTACGTTTCTCAGCACCAGTTGAAGATAAAAGCGGTAGTTGCAGACCCTAACTTAGCTGCTTGGTTCGTTAAAATGGTCGAAAATTATCAACCAGAATGGCCGCTGCTGACTTTGGCACCTACTTCTTACAAGTTGTCTGTGCCTACTAAAGAATTTCAGACACAGTTCATAAACGGCAATATTAAAATGATTGATGATCCGCTCATGACAGACGGCTTGAACAACGCTGTACTTGTTGAAGACAGGGGTGGTGCAATCAAGATTGACCGTCAAAACTGGGTCAGTGAGCACATTGATACGACAGACGCACTGATCAACGCATACTCACAAGCAATGGATTATTTTAAAGGCTACAGGCCAGATGAAGGCTACAACCCTTTGAATAATTTGAATCACAGTGAGCGTGCGGACTTCTTCAAAGCAATGTTTGGGGGGTGATGATACTGAAAGTGATGAAAGCTATTAGCTTCTTTTTAGCTAACTGGTTATCTGTAATTCTGTTCATTGCAGGATTAACATTTCTTGACTTAGCAGCCTTTAATATTAATTTCACTCTTGGTCTTACAGTGGCCGGCCTAGCCCTGATCACAATGGCTTTGGCCTATGCACATGAAAGGGGGTGAGATAAATGGGATTGATGACACCAAGCAATTACAGACGGCCAAAGATTCGCAATGACATGAGCTATCCTAGCACTAGTGAGCAGCCCACCTTTGTGACTAATATCGCTGGCAATCCAATTAGCTATACACCCGCACGCAGTGCTTTTAATAACACTGACGTTTATGCGGTGGTAGTCCGAATCGCCAGTGACATTGCCAGTGCAAAGCTGAGCACGGAAAATACAGCGGTTTTAGACCTTCTTGAGCGCCCTAATCCTTTAATTGGACACTTTTCTTTTTGGCAAGGTGTAATTATTCAATTGCTGTTAGCAGGTAATGCCTATGTGCCACTGAATGGCAACCAGTGGGAACACGTGCCGCCGTCTGATGTTCAAATTAATTACAATTCAGGCAATCAAGGTATCACGTACACCGTTATGGCCAATAATGACCGGCCAGAAATGATTTTGCCACAGTCACAAATGCTTCACTTTAGATTGAGCCCTGACGCACGCTATCGGTATTTGGTAGGGCGTTCACCGCTAGAAAGTCTGAAGGGTGCGCTTGATATTGCTGAAAAGACGTATCATTCAAATGGTAAAGCATTAGATAGTCAAATTGCCCCTTCAGGGACATTGAAACTATCCAATTTTATCGGCAATGCTACTGATTTGAAGGCAGCACGAGAAGAGTTTGAGAATGCGAACGCTGGCAGCAACGCAGGTAGAGTCATGGTCTTGGCTGACGGCATGGAATATAGCCCCTATGAAATGAAAACAGACGTTTTCTCTGTGCTTGCGGAGAACTCAAACTTTAGTGCTGATCAAATTTCTAAAGCGTTTGGCGTTCCTAGTGATGTGCTGGGTGGTGGTACTTCCACCGAAAGTAGTCACAGTAACATTTCTCAGGTTAATTCTGTGTACCTTTCAAATTTAAACTCGTACATTTACCCGCTAGTTGAAGAATTAAAGCTCAAGCTTGCGGTGCCTGATTTGACAATTGACACCAAGACTATCCAAGACGCAAATGACACCGTGCTTGTGAACCAAGTCAATGCACTGGTTACAAGCGGGGCGATTGATCAAGGGCAAGCTGAGTTCTACTTGAAGTCAAAGGGCTATTTACCGATGAATTTGCCAGAGTTTAAAGCACCGGCAACGGGGACTACTTCAACATCGAAAGGAGGTGAGAAAGAATGAACGTTTTAAACATCAATGGAGTAATCACAAATGATGATGACGCTGACATCTATCGTGACTATATTGGTATGACGGTGGTTTCACCTAAAGACATCATTGATAATTTGCCAAGTGACGGCAGTGATGTAGTCGTTGACATTAACAGCTTTGGTGGCGAAGTTGACCCTGCTGCTCAAATTTATACGGCGTTAAAAGACTATAATGGCAAGGTGACGACAAAAATCAGCAGCTCTGCATATAGTGCGGCCACGATCATTGCAATGGCTGGCGACACAGTTCGGATTAGTCCCGCCGCTCAGATGATGATTCACAATGCTTCTTCAAGCGCAGACGGTGATTACCATGATATGGATAAAAGCTCAGGCATGTTAGAAGCTACTAACCGCACAATTGCTGGGGTTTATGCAGCCAAAACTGGCCGTACTACTGATGAGTTTTTACAATTAATGGATAAAGAAAGCTGGTTAACACCGCAGGACGCTCTTGATCTTGGCTTAGTTGATGAAATTATTGACTACTCAAAAGAAGCGGTGTTCAACGCCGTGCCACAGATACCAATTAAGCTGATGAACAAAGTGAAGACCATGTACCACAAGCAACAAAAGAAGCAGGAAGACAGTGCAAAGCTGTCTTTAACACAACAAAAGCTAGAGATTTTAAAGGAGGATTTATAAATGGATTTACAAGCAAAATACCGGCAAATTAGTGATAAGTGCAGTGATTTAAACGCACAATTACAAGCTGCATTAGTTGATGACAGCTTCAATGAGAAAGATTTTAAGGTAATCAAGGACGAATTACACAATGCGAAAGTACAACGCAATGCTCTGCGTGAACAGTTAGCTGAAGACGACAAGGACAACGGCGCTGAACCACAACCAGTGTTAAACAAGAAAGGCGAAGACTTAACGCCTAAGAAGAGCAATCTGGAAAAGCAAAAGGCTGCCATTAATGACTTTGTACATAGCCGCGGCCGTAAAATTTCAGATGATGCTGCAACTGCTGTGACGTCAACGGTTGTCGAACCGTTAGTGCCAGAAACAATTATCTATGATCCTACGTCTGAAGTTAACACAGTTGTTGACTTATCAACTTTAGTTACTAAGTTGCCTGTAACTACTAAGAAGGGGACTTATCCAATTTTGAAGCGGGCAGATGATTCCTTAGCTTCAACTGAAGAATTGAAGACTAACCCTGAACTAGCTGCGCCAGAATTTGAAGAAGTTGATTGGTCAGTTTCTACTTACCGTGGTGCATTACCAATTTCTGAAGAGTCAATTGATGACGCTCAAGTAGACTTGACTTCTTTAATTGGCCACTCTATCGGTGAAAAGAAGGTCAACACGGTTAACAAGGCCATTGCACCGGTATTACAATCATTCACGGCGGTTTCAGCAGAATCAAGTGACTTAGTGGACACTATCAAGCATATCTTGAATGTTGATCTTGATACTGGCTATGCGCGCACGATTGTTGCCAGCCAAAGCATGTACCAAGCTCTTGATACGTTGAAAGATAAAAACGGCCAATACTTACTTCACCAAAGCATTACAGAACCTTCAGGCAGCGTTTTGTTAGGTGTTCCCGTGAAGGTTGTCAATGACAGCTTGCTGGGCGCTGACGGTGAAGCAAAAGCCTTTGTTGGTGACCTGAAGCGTGCCGTTCTCTTCCCTGATCGCAAAGAAATTTCACTGTCATGGATTGATAACCCTACCTATGGTCAATATTTAGGTGCTGTCATGCGGTTTGGTGCACAGCAAGCTGATCCTAAGGCCGGTTACTTCTTAACCGTCTCAGATGTAGAATCAACGACCACTACGACTACTGCGGCTTCAACTAATACGACTACCACCACTACGGCAGCCTAGTTTATAACTGCAAGGAGGGCTGCTAATGTCTGAAACAACAGAGACTACGACTGTAGCAGAAACAACCACTACAACGACTGTAGCGACTACCAGCGGTGTGACCGTTGCTGATATGCAAGAATATCTGTCTGTTGATGAACAGGATAATTTGCTGGCCACGCTAATCTCAATGGCTGAAGTAGATGTCATCAGTAAAATAGATGACTCTATTGATATCAGCGTGTATCG